GTCGAATACAGAATATTAGGCGGCCAAGTTCTGACCTCCTATACCAAGCAAAGCCTCTGCAGCCTTTGCTCTCTCGCCATAAACGTCGATAAAACGTTCATAACTGCCGAGTGGGGGTAGAGACCCCCCTCGTAGCACCCTATTTGCAGGACTATTTACAAATCCACTACTATCCCCTGTTTTCGCGTTGATGCTTTCATGTTGAATATCATACAACACCTTTTGCCATAGCTCACCTGCTCTGGCGATCACCTCTTTAGCATCTAAATCCCTACCGAGTCGATATTTGTCATGCGCAGCCATTAACTCGACAAGATTCACAAATTGGGGGTGAAATGGACAGTTATCTATCCTACTGATTGTCTGCATTGCCTCAAGATAAGGATTCCATTGATCGGGGTCAAACTTTAAACGCTCATAAGACAGCATACTCCCCAAACTACGGTATACAGAATAGATTCCACCTAAACTACCGGCTAGGTGCAGTCTCTGAAGATAATGCATAGCACCATCCTCATAAAACTGTTTATTCTTGTTAGCCGATAAACCGAGGTGCGAGGAAACTTCCTCAAATACTTCAGGAGTGACTCCATCTCCATCAGTCGCACCATCGTCTCCTTGGACCATTGCGTTATTGATTTTCCAGGCGCCCACTTCTTCTCCGTAGAAAAGATTGACTATAGAAACGGAGGAGTCGAGCCAGTTTGTTAAACCGTCCCCCGATTTCATTGAGCTATCTATTTCAGGCCAAAACCCTACTGGTGATAGCATAGACGTTTTGCGGACCATGCTCTCTACAAGCTTTGCGACCCAATCGCCGCCCCGGTACCACTTCGACATCTGCTTACCTATCTCAATAAGTAGCCATGGAACTAACGAAGCATCAAAATTGGAAAAGTCCGTAGACAAAACCGTATTATTACCCGCTTGTTGCATTTGTAATTGACAACTTAAATCAACGACAGGTGAATCACTTAATGCAGAAAAGGTCTTAACAGACCCTCTAAACGGCGTTATTAGTCGCGCCGCCGGTATTAAATTAGCTGATACCATCTTACCCAAAATAGCATTTTCCTTTGGCATCGCTACCACCGGACGCTTATACTTACCATCGGCAAACTGATCTTGTCCCCTTTGTGTAAGTCTCTGAGCTAACATGGCACGGAAACTAACTGTTTTCCCTTGTCCAAGAATTGCGAGAGCTCTTTTAGTAGCATCTCTATAATAGGCAAATATCATTTCAGCACGTTTTCTCTTCGGGTCATTCGTACCATAAGAATGGGGTGACCAATTTCTCTTATACCAAGGAGAACCGGAATTCTTAGATGGATCTAACCCTTGTACTTCGTGCTCGAATGCAGCATCGTACGGTGTTGCCCGCATAGCCACATCTATTCCGACAAACGACAGTGAGTGTGGTGCGAACATAGCACCATACCTTTCTAAAGCTCGCATTAGCGCCGGTTCAACTACTTGGCTTGGCATCTCCTTCGGAGACCAAACAGCCTTAACCTTCTTTGACAGATCAACAGACGCCGGTTTGTATAATCCCTTAGGACCAATCCTTTCTCTGTTACTCCCTTCCAAATGCTGATAAACCTTACCTGTAAAAGTATCCGCACCAATCTGATCTAGAAGGTATCTATCCGCTATCTTTAGAACTTCGCTGTATGTCATCCACAGATTACCACGACTACTTCTCCGTTGTTTTATGAAGTAGTTGCTTCTCCAATCCTGTGAATTACCTTTCTCAAGATTGACCATCCATTCCAATGCGCTCAGAAAGGATGCTTCGTCTCCGAAGTAGCCGCCGAAGTTGAGGGCTTCGGATAGACTAGACTTTATATTTCCTATGCCTTTAGCAGACAGTTTGGAACTTGCTCCTCGCTTCTCGATCTTTGCAATTTGAGCCGCATTCAGTCCCATGTGTTACTCTCCTCAGACCCTACCAAGTTGTAACTCACTCTTGGTTTCGTGTTGT